AAGATGTGGACATGATGCCCCGCGACACCACCACCAACGCCTTTCTCGGGGTCGAACACTCGCTGCTGGGCAAGTTGTGGGTCGGCCCCGATGTCGAACACGCCCGCCTGGCCGAGGCGATGGCCCAGGACACCGGCCTGCCCGCTGCCCTGTCGGCGGTGCTGGCCCGGCGCGGCGTGGCCCCTGCCGACGCAGCGGCATTCCTGGCCCCCGCCCTGCGCGACCTGCTGCCCGACCCCATGGTCCTGCGCGATATGGGCCCAGCGGCCCAGAGGTTTCTGGCTGCGCTGAAACGCCGCGAAAAAATCGCGATCTTTGCCGATTACGATGTCGATGGCGGCACCTCGGCCCCCTGCTGCTGACGTGGTTGCGTGAATTGGGGCACGGCGCCACCCTCTATATCCCCGATCGCATCGACGAGGGCTATGGCCCCAACGACGCCGCCATGGCCGATCTGGCCGCGCGCCACGACCTGATCATCTGTGTCGATTGCGGCACTCTGTCCCACGGCCCCATCGCGGCGGCGGCGGGGGCCGATGTGATCGTGCTTGACCATCACCTGGGCGGCGAAACCCTGCCCGACTGCGTGGCTGTGGTGAACCCCAACCGGCAAGACGAAACCGGAGACCTGGGCCACCTCTGTGCCGCCGCCGTGGTTTTTCTGCTGCTGGTCGAGGCGAACCGCCGCCTTCGCGGCGATGGTGCGAGCGGCCCCGACCTGATGGCGATGCTTGACCTGGTGGCGCTGGCCACCGTGGCCGATGTGGCGCCCCTCGTCGGCGTGAACCGCGCCCTGGTGCGCCAAGGTCTGGTGGTGCTGGCCCGCCGCCAGCGCCCGGGCCTGGTGGCCCTGGCAGATGTGGCGCGGATGGACGGTGCCCCCACGCCCTATCACCTTGGCTTCCTGCTGGGCCCCCGGGTGAACGCCGGCGGACGCATCGGGGCCGCTGACCTCGGCGCGCGCCTTCTGGCCACCGACAGCCTGCCCGAGGCCCAGGCCATGGCCGAGCGTCTGGACCAGCTGAACACCGAACGCCGCGAGATCGAATCCGCCGTGCGCGCCGCCGCCATGGCCCAGGCCGAGGCCCGGGGCACCGACGGCCCCCTCGTCTGGGCAGCAGGTGCAGGCTGGCACCCCGGGGTTGTCGGCATCGTCGCCGCCCGCCTGAAAGAGACCTTCAACCGCCCCGCCGTGGTGATCGGCATCGACGATGGCGGCATCGGCAAAGGCAGCGGCCGCTCGGTCAGCGGCGTCGACCTGGGCGCCGCGATCCACCGCGTGGCCGCCGAGGGGCTGTTGTTGCGCGGGGGTGGCCACCGCATGGCGGCAGGGCTGACCGTCGCCGAAGCTCAGATCTTACCCGCCATGGAGCGTCTGGGCGCCCTGCTGGCCCGCCAGGGGGCCGGACTTTCCGGCCCGCAGCACCTGAGGATCGACGCCGCGCTGATGCCCGGTGCCGCGACGCCCGAGTTGATCACCCAGATCGAACAGGCGGGGCCCTTCGGCATGGGCGCCCCCGCCCCGCGCTTTGCCTTTCCCGACTGCACGATCCACGCCGCGCGGCAACTGGGCGACAGCCATCTCAAGGTCACCTTCGGCGATGGCCTCGGTGCGCGGATCGACGCGATCTGCTTTGGCGCCTACGACGGCCCCCTCGGCCCGGCCATTGCGGCCCATGGCGGCAGGCGGTTTCACCTGGCCGGGCGACTGGAACTGAACCACTGGGGTGGCCGCACCCGTCCGCAACTGCGCCTCGACGATGCCACCCCTGCGTGACCTGCACAACTTTTTACGAAAGACGGATAAAATCCCACTTGCCCTTGCGCGCCACTTTGCCTAGACACCGGCCCAATGCTGTGGCCCGTTCGTCTATCGGTTAGGACGCCAGGTTTTCAAAATGGAAAGAGGGGTTAGACTCCCCTACGGGCTGCCACTACCTAATTTCTGTCTAATAAAATCAATGCCTTGCGGGCGAAATTGTCAAACTTATGTTTGACGTTTGACAGTCTAGTGTTCTTTGACTCTTCTGTCCATTGTGGCAACGGCCCTTTCGGCCAACTGTTTTCTACTCGCGGCTTGCGTGTACCGGGTGACTTCGGAAAGCGTCTTGTGGCCACTGATCGCCATGATTTCATGGGGGCTGCATCCGGCCTCTGCCAAGCGCCTGCACGTCACCTTGCGCAAGCCATGGGGTGACAAACCATCGGGCAACAGCCGCTTGCCGTCAGGCCCCACCACAGCCTGCACCATATCCCGAAACCAATTGGTGAAAGACTCGGGTGTCATCGGGTTGCCACGCTCCCCGGTGATGAACGTCAGGTTGTCCAGTGGCAGGGATTCCACCAAGGCTTTCAGATCGCGGTGCAGCGGGATATCCACCACCTGCCCCGTCTTTTGTTGAACGATGGTCAGAACACCATCGCGGATATGCTGACGGCCCATGCGAACAATGTCTGATCGCCGCTGGCCCGTGTACAGCAGCAGGCACATGGCAACATGCGCCCGCGTTCCGGCCTCATGGTGCGACAGGAAAGCGTCAATCTGTGGTTCTTCCCATGTGGCATAACCACCAACCTTTTCGCGCGCCTTGCGCACACCAACTGTGGGATCATCTTTGCGCAGTCCGGTTTCGATGGCGTGTCGCATCAGCAGGCGGATCATCCGCAACAGCCGGTTTGCCGCCGATGGTGTATCGGCCTTGTCGGATACGATCTTTTGAACGTGCTTGCGTTCCAGCATCTTCACACGCTTGTCGCCATGATCGGCTTTGAAGCGTTCCAACATGTTGCGATAGGTGGCCTTGGTGATCTTCGCCAAGCCGGTGTAATCCGACGACTTGTAATAGCTGGCGATCAGGGCGGCGATGGTGCCCGACTCGATTCGATCCTTGCCGATTTCCACCTTTTCACCGGTTGCGGCAACCTCATATGCGGCCATGAACATGGGCGACCATGGCAGGCCAGGTAAGGGCGATCTGGGGTATCCGGGGCGGCGATAGTACCACCTGACCTTGCCGTGCCTGTCGGCAAAGCCTTGGCAGTATTTCGGGGGTCTTCGCATAAGCTGCATGGTTCAATCCCATTCATTGGTGCCGCCATCACCGGGCGACTCGGTGTCGCAAGGCAGGCAATCAATTGCGGCATCAATGTGGCGGATATCCCAGATGGTTCGGGCGTAAACCCGGCGCGGGGCAGGCATCATGCCATCCACCACCATCCTGTCGAATGTGGCCGGGCTGACCCCCACATATCCAGCAGCTTCACGACGATTCAGCCCGCGCTTTGTGGGCGCGGAAACAAACTTTTCCATTGGTGATAGTCCCGATTGAACGCGGTGCTGTCAGGCAGGTGCAGTTCGGGTCAGTCCAACGATTCAGAACGTGCCGTTGAGGCGCACGTTGACGGTGCCGCTGGGGTTGGCAGCAGCGGTGACGGCCACACCAATTTTGGTGTTGCCAGAGGCTGTGGACGTGACCACCTTGGCGGTGTCATCCCAATACACAGCAGCGCCGGTGGCGAAGACATTGGCCGCGACCTTGGGCATTTCAAAGACCCCCACCGTCACCAGATCGACAGTTTCGCCACTGGTCGCGGCACCGGCTGCAATGCCGAACAACAGGCCCGACAGAACGCCCTGACCACTCGGGATGGTGGCCCCGGCGGTGATGGTGATGTTCTCACCCTTTTGCACATAGTTTTTCATGGTTCTGTTCCTTTCGAACAATTGAAATAGACGACACGTCTTGGCCGCTGATTCAGGGCGGCGATTTCTGCATCAAGTGCGGCCAATGCACGGGCCATTTCGGAAACAGAACGGTATGCGATTTCTTCGCCGTTCTGATCGCGCACCCGCCTTGCACCGGACATTCGGGCGGAGAAGAAATCCGCCCGAAAGGTTTGCAGTTGTTCTGCGGTGGCCATTACGCATCGCCCGGATTGAAGAACGCCCCGCGCCAATCGACAACGCCAGCGCCGAAGTCGAGGACCACGCGCATTTCCATACCCAATACGTCCCAGCCCTCACGGCTTGCCATTTGCGGCCCTTGGGCAGATGACAGATAGGCGTATTCCAGAACAGGCAGGGTTGCCGGGTCTGCAAAGATATACCAGCGTTCATCGGTGATTCGGGGTTCCACCAACAATTTCAGCTTTCCGGCGAATGGATTGGTTTCGCCAAACGTGGTGGCATAGATACTGGACAGAATCTGTTCAGCAGCGGTTTCCAATTCCGGCCCCACCAACAGATATTTCGGCGTGGCATTGATCGGAGTCTTGCCGTCGAGTCCCACCATTTGCCGCATGGCTTTGCGGGCATCATCCAATGCGCCGATATCGCCCGATGAACCAAGCGAAAGGGCGGTGCCGATATTGCCGTGATCGCCATCGAACAACGGTTCGCCGTCCTCATTCATCACCGGATTGGACAGCAGTAAATCCACCAGCAGCTTGTTCTCTGTCTCGGCAGCCATCCGCCCAGCAGTTCTGGCCCAATCTGCAAATGCGCCAAGATCGTCATTGATAAGGGCTTTGCGGCTGATCGCAAATTGGGTCGCATAGGTTTCCAGCTTGTACGATTCAGACGTTTCGCCACGGCTGGTGTGTGTGATTTCGCCCGACTCTGTGACCTTTTTCAGCAGCCCGATATCGGACAGCTTCAATCGCGTGGCAGGCCGGAAATCCGAAAGCGTGGTGGAACGGGCCAGCGTGGTTTTCACTGGCGATGCAGCATTGGTGTAACTGCCCATCAGAGTCCGATTGCCGGTGCTGGTCAGCAGGGCCGGGAAATCGCTGGTGGTGTGCATCGCGGCCCTGAACAGGGTGTCGGGGTCCATACCCCTTGTGGTCTGCCCAGAAGCCTCTACAGCGGCCCCTGCGTGATCGCGCAGGCTCTCCCCCATGAACGGACGTGCCGCCTCTGTGGGTGCCGTGCCAGTGACGCGGGCGAACAGGGCATCGGCCCGGCGAGTCTGGATGACAGCCGGATCATCGCCCTGGGGGGTGTGGGTGCGAATGACAGGCGTGGTGCGGGTCTGCATGGTAGCAGCCGCCGTGCGGCGACCATCGGCGCGGATTTCATCGTCTGAAATCTCGTCTTCTGCCCCGGCCATGCGGGTTTGCCAGTCTTGGGGCAGGTTGTGGGCAGATGCCACACGTTGAATCAGCGCCGCGCGGGTGCTGGTCTGTTCTTCTTGGGTGATGATCGGATCGGGCATGTGATTGCTCCTAAAGGTTGAACCTGAATCGGCAGGCACCGGGACAGCGGAAACTTCTGAAATTCGCCAAGCCGCCGCTGTCCTGATACGGGTCTTGGAAATGGGGTCTGTGGTGTCTTTCCACTTGCTGACGCTGTAACCGATGGACACACCGCGAATGGTGCCTTCCCTGATCCGCTCAATGATCGGTGCCGCATCAGCAGCGCCCGACAGACGGATGGTGGCGATCAGGGCCTGACCATCCATGCGATGCCCGGTGACGACTCCAATGGTGTCACGGGCTGACCCTTGGCGATGACCATCAAGCACGGGCGCACCCACCAGCCCCGACAGATCAAGGCCAGCGGGGTCAAGGCGTTCTGTGAATCCATTCCGCTGAACCGGGGCAAAGGTGCTGATAACCGCCTCAATGGTGCGGTTGGCTTCATCATATGACGCGGGGGCGAAGTTGGCCCGGCGTGTCAGCAGTTCAAGAGTATCGGCCACGGGGCTTTTTCCTTCTGTGGATGGTCATGGTTTCGGGGTCAAACACCAGAGTCGCCTTTTCCAGATTCACTGTCAGCCGCCGTTTCCTTTTCGGCCTTTGGGGCTGTGGTATCGGCTGCAATTTCGGCGTCGATTTCTTCAATGCTGTAACCTCGGGCTGCAATCAGCTTGCGGCGGCTGGTCAATCCGGCTTCCAATTCTGCAATATCTGCATCCACCTGCTTTTTCGGATCGACTTGCAGGAAAGCCGGTGGCAGGAAACTGACCGAAAGATAGTCGCGCGGATTCGCTTCAAAATCTGGTGCCGCGATATCGCCATTGAGAATCCCGAATGTCACCACTTGGCGATATACCGGGCGCAATAATTGTGGAACAAAGACTCCAAATTGAATCTGTTCCACCCTTTGACGGAATGGCAGCAGAGAACTTCGCATTGAAGAATAATTTGCATTTGACAAATCACCATCGACCAAATGCGTTGGAAGGCCCATTCCCGCTGCAAGCTGTTGCAATTGGAGTCTGATAAAGCTACCCAATTCTTGAGTCTGGCCGGGGCTATTGAATTTTATATCTTCACCAAAACCCAATCGGTGCAAACCACCCGGCGTGATTCCGGTCATTCCATCGGAATCAGTTTCGTATGGCTCCGCAGTCGTACCATTGAGGTTGGTAATGAAACCACTGTGCATTGCGGCCACTTTCGCCCCAAGCAAAAGCGCATCCATCAATTGATCGAAGTCACCAGCGGCCAAAATGATCGGGGCAAGCCATGAGATTCCCCGAGTCTGCCCCGGTGCCAGCGGCTTAAAGACGTGAATGATTTGATCGGCGGGATAACGCACCGGCATTTCATAGGTGGCAAAAACGTCTGTCGGCTTTACCGGCAGAATCCAATAGGCAACTCGCTGACCATTAGAGTCATATTCGACCCCGGAAACAATGTTGGCACCACCACCCAATTCGCGGGTCAATGTGGCATCCACCAATTCAGATGGAATCAACCGCAGTTTCGGACCATCGGCTGTGGTGATGATTTGGATAAAGGATTCGCCATCAATGACCAAACAGCGGGCGATATCGGCCATCAGCCCCCAATAATCCGTTCTGCCATCGGCATCGCAGTCTTCTGCCCAGATTTCATGGTATGCGGTCAGATCGGCCCGAACGGCTGAATCCGGGTGCTGTGGTGTGGGGATGATGCCCGGACCCACAAGACTGCCAACCCAATTCGCCACAGCCTGCGAAACCCAAGGATTATTATGACTTAGATATCTCGCCCTTGATCTTACCGTATGCCCAGCCGCAGCAGTTTCCGGGCCAATGCGCCCGAACGTCCCGAATCCATGCCCACGCCTGCCACCGGCAGCAGCATCGAAACGCCGGGTCTGTTGGGCTGGTGGCGATGGCAGGACACGCGCAAGGATTCGGGACAGGACCGACATGTCAGTTCGCGTCCTTTGTCTTCACGACAGCGCGGACCACGTCATCAAAGCTGCATCCCCAACGTGATCGCAGGACAGGTTCACCAGCCGGGATTCCACTGTTCACCCCAACGCCGGTTTCCATGTAAATTGCATGGGCGATGAACGACAGCTTGCCGGTGATCCGGTCGCGGTAGGTGTCCACCCCGAGTTCAAAGCCGGTCACACCCTGCATGACAGCATCGGCCACCCATATTGCAGGCGATGGCGCGGGCGGGTCTTGTACGGTCTTGGGCCACTTGTGCAGCAGTTCGCAGGCCAGATCGACAGCATCGGACGGGACGCCAGCTTCCACCATCCGGCGGGCAGCAGCGGCAATGACCACCATGTCACCCCGGTACAGGCCCATGTTGCGGGTGTCGCCACGCTTGCGGCTGTATGGGCGCACCCGGCCCTTTGCTGCGCAGGCCCGAAAGAACGCGCGGGCTTGATCGAGGTTGAAACCGGGGGCCACCAGATCGCGGGCGGCTTGATCGGTCGTCACACCCATGTCGGGCGGCTCGGGCGGCTCTGTCGTGAAGCGATAGGGGCTTGCCATGAATGTGGCGGTGTCGGGGGTCATGTCAGGTTACTCCACAGATGATTCGCCGTGGTTATACCCGATAAGGCAAGTCGGTGCCAGTACGTTGATTTACAACGGTATAATCAAAATCCGATTGACCATTACCGAATGAGATAGTGTTTGACCCGACAAGGCGAATCGGCTAGGGGTGCGGTGCCGGGCGTCCTATCCCGGCTGTCAACGGCGGGGCGGGGGGTGGCGACTGCCTCTCGCCCCATTCTTTTGAAGGCACAGCGAAAAGGGACTAGGCCATGGAACACCCGGAATTTCACAAAGCGCTGGCCAAGGCTGGCCTTGCGACCATCGCGGGGGGTGTGCGCCGTAGTGCCAACAACTCCATGCGGTCACGCCGTCAGAGGGTGAAAGCCTTCACGAAAGAGGCACACAAGCGACTCGCGGCCTTCGCAAAGGTCCGGCCCGGATTCGTGTTCCCCGAGAACGATGCAGAGATTAACCGTATGTGCCTTGACGACATGGCCTTTGCAGCCCTGAACAGAGACATGGAAGACTTGCGGGACAAGTGGGGGCTTTAGTTTTAAACACCTGACGATCCTTTCACGACAACATTAGGTCACAACTCCGCCAGATTGGTTTGGAATGATAACCTCAGATGAAAATCGAGTGAGAGTAGCCAATGATGCGCAAATACATAATTGCCTCTATACTGTTGTTGTCGGCTTGCGGAGAGTCGCAGCAATGGACCGAAGCCCCCAGCCCGGAAGTTTCAACGCGCAATGCCCCTCCGGCAAGCGTCATCGCCTATTGCAGGCAAACTGCGGCAAACGCAGCGCCGTTGCCCATGGCACCACCACCATCTTCGCCGACATATCGAGTGTCAGGAACGTATCAACAGTATGGGCGGATGCCGGATCAGTTTCATGCAACGATGCAACCTCAGCGAACGCTAATTGATTCGTTTTCCACCGGATATGCGCAAGGTGCACATATGAGCGCATCTTCTAGGGCTAACTGTCGCATCCCGGACGGTAGTATGGCTGTTTCTTGAAAAGTTCCGGTTTGAGTTTGTGCCAGTCTTTCATGGTTTGCAAGGGCGTCTTGCTGCCGAGGGCTGATTGCGGGAGCTGT